CCTATCCAGCCGGTATGTGGTGGATTAACGACAGCCTTAGAGCAATTCATGGAGACAAAGTAAACTCCGGTGGAAGCACTGCTATGAAGTACACAAATGAGATGCCACATATTTCCACAGTCTTTGGGCATATCCATCGTCAAGAGATTCAGTCAAAGACTACTTTTGACCGAGCCGGTAAGATAAAAGCAATGGCAATTAGTCCAGGATGTCTTTGCCGGGTAGATGGCGCCGTACCAAGTGTTAAGGGTTCTGTTGGAATTGACGGACGTCCGGTAACTTACTATGAAAATTGGCAGCAAGGAATATCTGTCATTACATATAAGCCAGAAGGATCTTTCCATGTAGAGCTTGTACATATTGATGACGGAAAAACCCTTTTTAGAGGACAAGAGTTTAAAGCTGCCGTATAGTACGGACAGTATTTACAACTAGCCTCCTGGGGAAATATATACATGACTGATCTTCAAATAGGAATGTCCATAGTTCTTGGAACATTAACACTCTTAGGTGTCGTAGAGCTTCGAATTGCAAAATTAGTAAAGCGACTAGTAAAAGAATATTTAACTGAACTTAAGCCAAACGGTGGAGGATCAGTTAAAGACAAGGTTGATGAAATTCATCGCCTATTAGTGAACAAGGAGAAATAGAATGGATTTAGAAACTCTAAAATCCATAGGTGGATCCTGGGTGCGTGCCTCTGCTGCCGCAGTCTTGGCTCTATACCTAAACGGAGAAACAGACCTCAAGGTACTTGCAACAGCTTTCTTGGCAGGTATCGTTGGACCAGCAGCTAAGTTCCTTAACCCAAAGGACGCCTCTTACGGCCTTGGAGCTAAGAAGTAACAACAAAACTTAATAAAAGCGGGGACAGAGCAAGTATCTGTCCCCGTTTTGTTTTATACTGACTGCATGCCTCAGTCACATCAAAACTGGCAATACCTAGGTGCCAATGGTTATATCGGTGCGTACACCACTACGGGTGGTGGCGGAACACCGGTCGTACCACGAAGCGACCTAGACTTTTTACGTTTAGGTGTTGGTAGAGCTCCACAAGCCGAATATCCAGATGGCTACCTTGGAACAATTAGATCTCGTCGTGATGATAAAGGTAAGCCCTATTCTGTTTCAGACACTGTTCTCGACTCATTAAAGAATCGTCAAAATCAAAGAGCCTATCAACGAGGAGTTCACAAGGGCGAGCGCATAGACGCTGCTCAATACATGTGGCCAGCCGGTTTAGCCCCAGATAGAAGATTAAAAGCTAGAGTTACCCCAGAGAATGTAGCTGGTGGAATAACTATGAACATACTTCGTAGTGCACCAAAGATGAACCTTGCCCCAGCACCTAAGCTTATAAATGACGGAAAAGCCAACATTTCTGCAAATGTACCTGCTGAGTTTAATCCTCGCATAAGTCAGCAGTTCTCACACCTACGTCCAGTTTGGAACTAAATGAACTCACAAGATTCAATCTATGACCGCAGTAAGCCTCGAGGCATAGTTGCTGATCAAGAAGAGGTGGGCATTCGTTATGACTATATGGGCCCATTTGCCAACGTACAGGACGCATTAATTGGTCAGGCTTTAAACTCAGTTGTTATGCCAAGAGAATCGCTTCCTGAGATTGTTCGGCCACGACTCCCTCAAGTAATGCTTTTTAGAGAACGCTTTGGTTATAGAACCAGGGCGTTAAATATTACAGATGTTATTAACGTGGATGAAGAGTTCCAGCCAACTCGGGTAGACTTCACCGGTGGTCAAGCAGGCTATCAAGGCACGCTACGAAACGCACAAGGTGGAGGATTTTGGTGAGCAAAGAGCTTTGGTATTTTTATGCAGACTGGTGTCCTTATTGCCAAAAACAAAAGCCAATTATGGAAGAGTACACTAAGTCTAATCCTGATGTAGAGGTTATTTGGCTTAACGAAGCTAGTGAAAAAGATGCTGTAGAGTTAAACGGAATAAGCGGATATCCAACCTTCATACCATTTAAAAATGGAGTTCCTTTAGAACGAGTAAACGGAGTTCAAGAAAAGGTTAAGCTAGAGGCTATATTTGCATGAGTATCGATACTGTATACCACGGAAGCATTGAGTGTCCTAAATGTGGGGCGCTCATGACTCCTATCGAGGCCGCTTTTTCTGGTGCATCTAAGTTCTGCCCAACCTGCAGAAATGTCATGTACAGAAAAAATGCTAAGCAAGCAATGGCAGGAGGATCTCGTGGCGAAAGGTAAAGCTCCCAAAGCCCCTAGACCTAAAGCACCGCCTAAGGCAATAAGTGGAAAAAGGTCCGCTCAAGTATCAAAAGCAAAACTATCACCTGGTGGCGCATCAATCGGGTCTATGAGTAGCGGATGGTCAAAACAAGCTCGCAGAGCCCCTTGGGTAGCCGGTCAGTCAATGAACATACATCCTGGAAATCCAGAGGCTATCTCCAGATATCGCCACTCAAAGAAGTTTGTAGCCCGGACCAAGAAGGTAATTCGTCCAAGAGTCCGTAAATATAGGAAGCCAGAAACCCCAAAATAGGAGAAACTATAGGTATGGCAATCTTAAATCCCCTGACTGGAAAGAAGCAAAAGGTTATAATTAAACCTGTTAAAGCTCTCAACCACGAAGATTTAGCTAAAGCTAAAGAGAAGGCCAAGCCAAAGGCAGAAAAGAAGAAGAAGAATGCTAAAGCCAACAAAAAGTAAAAAAGAGATGGCTACTGAGTCTAAAAAGACCGCTAAGTCAGTAGATAAGCATAAGTCTGCCATGGAAGCTTTGAGCAGAGCAACCTCAAAAAAAGGTAAGGAAAACAAAAATGGCCGTTAATCAATCACGTTCTATGACCAATGATTTTAATGATGGGTCTACTGATGGTAAGTATCGCAAGGTACGTCCTAACACCGTAGTTGCTCCAGGAATGGGTGAGCAAATCGTAAGTGCTAACCGTAGCGATCTAAATCCATACTGGAACTATGACTTTATTGATCAAGAAGACACCTCTAAGGTTAACCCTGCCGGTGATTCTGCAAAGACCTCTGTTCCAAAGAAGAGCGATCCTCTATCTTTTATTTGGAATGATCAAATGGGAGCTAACTACTAATGATTCCAAATCCAGGGCAATTTATAAAGAAGGGGTCCTTACCACCTTCAAGCGGACCTAGACAATTAGTTCTTCCAGGCATGGAGACTATTCGCCCAAACATTAGACGTCCTGAAGATAAGGACATACCTCGTCGTCCCGAAAAAAACCCACATATGCCAGCTATTGGTCCAACACCTAATGACCGTGCAAAAGAAAAAAGAAAAATACAGCCAGAAGACGTTCATCCTAGAAAAAAGGATTACATCAATAAAACACCAGTAGATAAGCAATTTCCACATACTAATGATGAGTATAAGAAGCGGCATAAAGAGTATGAGTCTTATAAAAATAAAAGACAAAATACTATTAAAAAGAAAAAAGATGATGACGATGATAATAAGGGTGGCGCTGGTGGAGCTAAGGTTCCGCGTAAGCCTAAGCCAAGCCCTCAATCACCAGGAGAATATCGTCCTATAGAGCGTAGAGTAGATCAAGACTACGCACGTAGACAGGACAGATACCGCGTTACGTTAGCGAGGTAGTCTCTATGGATGACAAGGTCGTTCAGTTCCCCGGAGAGAATACTCGAGAAATACGAGTAAAACTACGCACAGATCCCATTGCGGTTTCTGATATTCATGCTGCTCCTAGAGGTAAATCAAAATCTGTTCGTCAACGCTACATCACAGAGATGAAGAACAAGCAAATAGCTGAGCAGAAAAAGAAAGAGTTTTCTGTTGGTCGAGGTGAAAAAGCTTTATATCAGGCTGCTGATTACATACAAGGTAAGTTTAGGAAGAAGTAATGGCTGGAAAATCCATATTAGACGGCAGAGCTAGTCAGGTATATAGCTCCTGTCTTGCTGATGGCTGTGAAGAGCCTGCACGTAAAATGACTAGCTTTTCTGGTCTTGGAGAGCTTAGAGTAGTTCCTAAACCTAATAAAGATGCAAAACCAGCGCCTGCTTCTAGAGAGTCGTATGATCCCCATACCATTCATTTTGCACCCCTCTGTAGAAAACACGCTGAGCGTGCTGGTTCAAAGGGAGCTAGATCTGTTAATCTTACAAAAAAAGTGGCTGAAACCTGGCGTCAAGGCGAAGCAAATATTAGTGCTATAGAGCCTGATAAGGTTCCATTAAACCCTAGAAAAAAAGATAAGCCAAAAATGACTTTTATGTCTGGTAAGGCTACGGGAACATCAGATCCAATTCAAGAGTATATAAATTACAACATTAAAACTGCAAAGACTAAAGAACAGAAAGACGAATTTAGTTCAATGAGTCATGAACGTGCAGTTAGCGCTCGCAGATCAGAGCATTGGAAAGACAGGTCTTTAAGTAAGGCTTTAGAACGTGTACGAAAGCCGGATGTAGAAAAAGAAAACCTTTTAAAAGAGCACCTTTCTGCTATTAAAGAAGATAATGAAAAGTACTTAAAAGATACTGGTTCTACAACTGAAAAGGGAAACTGGAACGCAAGATCTGCAGAAGAAAATCCTTTTTTTGCGAGTCATATGCGTAGAACCACTAGAGATTATTACTTTAGACCTAGTAAAGATCCAAACAGAGAGGTCGTCCCTCATAAGCCTCCAAAGCCAAAATATGTTAGCTCTAGAGCCAAGTCTGCTGGACCACAAAAAAGTGGAGATGTTATTCTTACTGGTCGTCAAGCTGCTATGGAAAGAAGCTTAGAGCCTCGTCTAGAGAATATAGAAAAGGAATACCAGCAAAAGAAGCAGGCTAGAATTGCTGGAAAACAATTCAACAAACCGGCAACAGTTATTGTTACCCCCGGTAAGTAATCCTTTTTTATCCTGATAGACTCCCGGAATGACTATTCTAGGACCAAATGGCGAGCCCGCAGACTCCTCAGGTGAGTACGTTCAAGTTGTTGACAACGGGCCAAAGATTCGCCTGCTTTATTGCTATCAATGTAAAACTATAGAGGAGCTACCTGATTTTGAGGGTCGTCCAGAAGACGATCATCTATTAGAGATTTTAGTTGAGAGGCATCAGTCTGCCGGAGTACCTCATACAGGGTTCCTATCTAAAATTGGACTTAAAACTTACACGAATCATCGTGAAGAGATCGTTAAAAATCTTAGAAACAAAGTTGGCGGAGGTTTAGCTGACTTAGATCCCGACTACTACACAACTAAAGCAACTTTTTATGATGATGCAATGAAATGCTATAACGCTCACTTGCGTCCCGAAGGAGCTTGTTCTGATTGGAAAGCCTCAAATAAGAAGTTAGTTCCAAATACTGTCAAGGAAAGAAAAGAGTTAGGTCTTTCTTTGAAAACAGCAGCTCATACCTTTTTGTGTGACTTTTGCCCAGTAAAAACTTATATGGTTACTAAGGCTCGTAAAGAAGCCGGAATGTACAACGAATAGGAGAATAAAATGGAAGAGCAAGTTCAAGAGACTGTAGAAGACACAAAGCCTAAAATCGTAACTGGTTTTGCTGTTCTAATTGATGAGCGTGGAAATATGTTCGTAGAGCGTAATCCTGAGGTATTTGCGGTACCTGTCGAGCGTCAAGCCTCTTTTGTAGAGATTCGTAGACACTGCTCCGAGATTATCCATGACCTAAATGCTCAAGCTTCCGCAGAATATGTTGCCTTAAAGCTCTCTGCAAAAGGAGAATAGGCTGACATACACCAAAATAGGCTGAAGAATTAGCTATTATGAGCGACTTGTCTAAATTTGGTGAGGTTCACCCACATCAGGGTGACACTTCATACTTCAGCGCACCAGAAACAGATTTAGATCCAAATCTCTTTTTAGGTAATAAGCTGCGTCCCTGGATACGCAACAGCATAACTAGAATTTTATTTGACTATCTTGCTGTTAGATATACTCACCCAGAAAGATGGGCTCATGTATGGCTTGCTGGGTCGGGTGTCTCATATCAGTGGTCAGCTTCTCGAGATCCGGGAGATTTGGACTGCTTAATAGGTATAGATTATGTTGCCTTTAGAAAGTACAACCTAGAATATAGCGGCTTATCTGATCGTGAGATAGCCTCTACTTTTAATGAGGACTTTAACAAAGATCTTATGCCAAATACAAAGCGTTGGAATGGGTATGAACTAACCTTTTACGTAAATCCTCAAACAGATATACGAGATATTAACCCATACGCAGCCTACGATCTAACCCGAGATGAGTGGACTGTTGAGCCTTCTCGTAGTCAAACACCTTTGTACACCAAGGCTTGGGAACAAAAGGCAGAAAGAGACTACAAAGCAGCAAACGATATAATTAATCGTTACTCTCAAGCCCTTACTGATGTAAAAGCTACCGGCAATCCTGCGTACCGAATAAATGCAGAACGACGCTTAAATGAGGCAATAGCTCAAGCCGTTGCATTTTATGAGGATATTCATGCCGGAAGAAAGATTGCTTTTAGTAAAATTGGGCAAGGATATGCTGACTACAACAATTATAGATGGCAAGCAGGCAAGCGTTCTGGGGTTGTCCAAGCACTGCGTGCAATCAAAGATTATAAAGATAAAGCGGACAAAGCAGAAGAGCTAGATACCTACGGAGTAGAACTTCCTACTTCTGAAACTTTAATAAGAAGGACGGCTATAAATAGGCGATGACTGTTCTCATGTCTATGGAGGGAGTACTTCGTACAGAAACTGGCGACCCAATACATCAAGGATTAAAGCTATATAGAACTCTAGCTCAGTCCTATAGAATTATATTGGCCACTGATGGCCTAAAAGAAGAGGCAGAGCACTGGTTACGAGCTAACCTAGTTACTGGGTATGCAGATATTTTTGATGCTAGGTCTGCTTTTGATGGTCAAGATTTACGTTTACGTCAGCTAGCTAAAGCAAGGTCTTCAGGCCCTGTTGAGCTATTTGTTGACTGTGATGCTGATAGGTGTGCTCAAGCCTATGCCTCCGGGGTGCTGGTTATCTTATTTGCAGCCCCTAAATTTATAAGAACAAAGCGGGTAGTAAAGCCTTGGGAAGATATGAAGGTAGAGCTGCAAAAGCAAAAAGAATTAACTGCTAGGATCGTATTAGACGACAATTTCGACAAACAATGGGAGTAACAAGTGGATATAGTCTTTTTGGGCGGAGAAGTCCCCTCCCATAGAAAGCTATTAGTTGAAGCCGGTGTAAAACATATAGGTATTAACTATTGGCGACTAGTAAAGCGTGGCCTACCAAAAAACAAAGAGTACATACTCTCTGAGCGATTCCCAGACGACGTATACATCTACCTAACCGGTGGCGCCCCACAGGCAGACGATAGCGGGATGAGCAATGTTGAGATTGAGGATTTTGCGGCAGACTATGAAGAGTTTGTAGCCCTTAATGATCAAAGATTATTCTTAGTTCAAGAGTTTGATTCAGAGAAGCTGGGCCCGGTATGGGTAGAGCAACAGCGTAGGTCTTTATGGGATGAGTTTGATCCAGAACGATTTTTGCCTATTTGGGACTTCCAATCTAGTCATGCAGCCCTATTTGCTCTAGCTGAGAGGTACCCAAACGTAGGTATTTTAGGCGACGATATAGAAGAAGATCTAACTCTCTCGGCTCGAGTTCGAGCTATGCAATCCCAGTTTCAGACCAGGTTTCACGGAATTGCCTGTGCAAAGCCCGACAACCTTCGTCAGGTGCCCCTAGCAACCGCTAGCACGCTTGCCTGGGTTGCCCCAATGATTAGGGGAGAAACTATTGTCTGGGACGGGACTCAACTTGTTAGATATCAAAAGAAGCAAAAAGATCAAGCTCGCCCAAGATACAAAGCGGTCATAGAACGGGCAGGTTTAGATTTTGACGCCATATTGGCCGATGACAGTAATGAAGTTACAAAGCTCGCTGTTTGGTCGTATCTTCAGCTAGAACGTCATTTATCTAAAAATAATCTAATACTGTTATCAGATAACAGTGATGATAAGGATGATCCAGGAAGTTCGGAAACAGGGGGTGTAGCACCTGATAATAGCGTCCCAGAAGTGAGAAACTCTAGAAATAAAATCTCTGTTAGAGACGCTTCAGAAATGACTACACTGCCAGTTTTTTCAGTTAATACAAAGACTGTAATTGATAAGGATGAGGCTGGACGAGATACTATCAGAGACGTTCCCATTCTTGAAACTACTGGGGCGTCATTACGTCAATGCAATACTTGCTTTGTTGCAGCTAACTGCCCGGCTATGAAACCTAATTCATCTTGCGCTTTTAACCTTCCAGTAGAGGTCAAGACTAAGGAACAATTAAAGGGATTATTAAACGCAATTATTGAAATGCAGGGCGCTAGAGTGGCTTTTGCACGGTTTAGCGAAGAATTAAACGGCGGATATCCAGATCCTAATACAAGCCAGGAAATAGATAGGCTCTTTAAAATTGTTAAGCAACTAAAAGAGTTGGAAGAAAACAAAGAGTTCATTAGAATAACTGCAGAGAGGCAAACGAGTGGAGGTGTACTGTCAGCGCTCTTTGGAGATAGAGCAAGTGTCTTAAAAGAGCTACCGAACGACGGGCTTTCCGAAGAGGAAACTACTAGAATTATCTCCGACTCCCTAGAAAACTAAAGTGGCTGTTATCTGATAACAGCCGTTATTTACCATGAAAGGACACTTTGTGTTTTCGTTCAAATTAACAGAAGATTTTGTATCCTCCTACCGTTCAAAGAGAGTGCCTTGGGGCTATACCGATGCAGGTGGAAATTCGGTAGGTGAGATAACTTTTATGCGAACATACTCTCGCCTAAAAGAAGATGGAACCAAAGAAACCTGGGTAGATGTTTGCCGACGGGTTATCGAGGGAATGTACTCAATTCAAAAAGACCATTGCAAAACTAACCGCCTTCCTTGGAACGGTCAGCAGGCCCAGTCCTCTGCCCAAGAGGCTTTTGATCGCTTGTTCAACTTAAAGTGGACCCCACCCGGACGTGGTCTTTGGATGATGGGTACCCCGTTTGTAAATGAACACAGAAATTCGGCAGCACTTCAAAACTGCGCTTTCGTGTCTACCTCAGATATGTCAAAGCTAGATCCCGCTGCTCCTTTTGTATTCTTGATGGAAGCTTCAATGCTTGGAGTAGGGGTCGGTTTTGATACAAAGGGGGCGGATAAAGAATTCACTATTTATGAGCCACAAAAAGGAGAAACCTATGTCGTCCCAGACACCAGAGAGGGGTGGGTCGAGTCGACCGCGCTCCTCATCAATGCTTACCTACGAGCAGATTCGAAAGCTCCAGTATTCGATTACAAAGAAATCCGTCCTGCAGGCACTCCGATCAAAACCTTCGGAGGAACAGCAGCCGGACCAGACCCATTAATTAGACTTCATAAAGCAATAGATAAAATCTTTGTTAATAGGGCTGGAGATAGGATAACTACTAAGGACATTGTTGATATCGCAAACCTTATAGGCGTATGCGTAGTATCAGGAAACGTACGTAGATCCGCTGAGCTGGCTTTAGGTCAACCAACAGATATAAACTTTGTTAATTTGAAGAACCCCGAAAAGTTCCCAGAACGCAATAGTTATGATCCAGAGAATCCTGGTTGGGGATGGATGTCTAATAACTCCCTTGAGGCTACAGTTGGGATGGATTACTCCCCATATGTGGAGGCTATTGCTTTAAACGGTGAGCCCGGGTTTATTTGGCTTGATGTATCTAGAAAGTATGGGCGCCTCAATGACCCAGAAAATAACAAAGATTATAGAGCGGCTGGTTATAACCCTTGCGCTGAGCAGACTCTCGAGAGCTACGAGTGCTGTACCTTGGTGGAAACCTATATCAACCGGCACGAAGATCTTAAAGACTATCTAAGAACTTTGAAGTTTGCCTATCTTTATGCCAAAACTGTAACTTTAATTCCTACACATTGGCCTCACACAAATGCCATCATGCAGCGCAATCGTAGAATCGGCTGCTCTGTATCTGGTTTGGCAGCTTTTGCTGATACAAAGGGACTACCCAAGTTAAGGGAGTGGCTAAACTCCGGGTACTCTGAGGTTCAAAAGTGGGACCATATGTATTCTGAGTGGTTATGCGTCAGAGAATCAATCAAGACAACAAGTATTAAACCTTCAGGAACTGTATCTATTCTTGCTGGCGAGACTCCCGGAGTACATTGGCCAATCGGTGGGCAATATGTTCTTCGTTCAATACGCTTTGCAAAGATAGACCCAATGATTAAGCTCTTTAAGAAGGCCGGATACATAGTAGAAGACTCCGTTACAGATCCGGAAAACACAGCCGTTGTTTACTTCCCAATTAAGAGCATCCCGGTACGTCCTGAGAAGGAAGTAACAATCTTTGAAAAGGCAAACCTTGCCGCCCTTGCTCAACAGTATTGGGCAGACAACTCAGTATCAGTAACTCTTAGCTTTGATAGGGAGTCAGAGGCTACCCATATAGGCACAGTATTACACATGTACGAAGGAAGACTCAAGACTGTAAGCTTCCTTCCGCAGGGTAAGGACGTTTATCCTCAACAGCCTTATACTGAGATTACTGAGCAGGAATACTCTAAGTACGTAGGCAAACTAAAGCCAATAGATCTGTCTACAATTTACGGCGGTAATGCTGTAGAGGGTTCTGGAGAGGCTTACTGCACAACCGATGTCTGCGAAATAAAGATTGGATAGGAAATAAATGGCACCAATTGACAAAGATGATTGGGACTGGGACAAGATACAGGAAGAATCAGATGGCCCAGATTTTGAAGAAGAGTACGACTCTATTGATTGGGACGAAGACGCCCTTGATGAAGAGGAGTTGGAAGATTGGGACTTTGAAGAAGAGGACGAAGAGGTCTAACTTCGCGGAATGGGCATACGTATGCCTGCCTGCCTGCCTGCCAACACAAACATTTTAAGACCAATCGCAAGAGGAGAACGGCACGTAACAACTCTTGCGATTGGCCCCTGTCTTGGTGGGAGAAGCCACCAAGAATATTATGCTGTTGCTTCTTCTTGTTCTTTAGCTTTTGCTCTTAAGTCTGCATAGTAGGCTGTTGATTTATCCAGCCATTGCTGTGCAACGGCTAGGTTTTTTTCTGTCTCCTCATGGTCTGCCGGATCTATTTGAAGTTCCATAAACCTAGAGGGTGCTCTAGTAAGTGATTCAGAAGGGTCTAAGAAGATGTGCCTGTACGTATACTTTTCTGCGTCACTCCACGTAATTGTCGCAGCCTGTGTATACATGCGGCTATTTTCTATATAGTATTTCCAGCGCTCGCCATCTTCCCCAACCCATTCCATGCTGGAACCTTCAGTTGTCCATGGAGCCATAACCCCAATGAATAAATCTTCTTGACCGGTTTTGGAGTTGTATCCAACAAGTCTGAAGGTGTTAGGTTTAGTTCCAGGCTCTGTTTCAAAGCCTAGTTTATTAAATACTGACTCGACTGATTTTGCATTTTCTATGTCAGAGTCATTCATCCAAGAGAACCACTTGTCTCCGTTAGATGATCCGCCACGTTTGATGGCGTGATACTTCTTTGGCATAGATCTAATGGCTTGTAAAGATCTTGGATTATCCTCAATCTCCCAATCAGAACTATGCAGCTCTACGTAGTATCCCATTTCTTTCCCTCCTAGTTGGTTTTGTTTATAGCTTCACTTCAACTACACAGCTGAAGATCTTGTTGTCATCAGATGCTACCCAAGGTAAACGACCTCGGTTTAGAACACTGGCTGCCCAACGCTTTGCTGGAGCAAGGCTGCCCCAAGCTGAATAACGGGTTGGGATGTCATCGGCTCCGCCCACTACCTTTACGTGTGCTAACCACGCTCCGCCCTTTTCCTGGTTTTTTTCTAGCATTACTTGATACTGCACTTTTGCTCGCACGTTTTGCTCCTTTTGTATTTTGTCTTGTTTTATATACTGTTACACGAAGAGTTCCATCTTCCTTTGGCCATTTGTATGGCAAGTCATCTGGAACAGCAAACGTGTAGTGAAGAGGATCTTTACGTTTTAGGTTAGATTGATGGCTCTCGTGAAACTCTTGATTGCCCATCCACCATGGCCTTGATATATCCGGGGGGATCTCCTTCATTAACTCAGCAACCTGATTGGATACTGAATCCTTATAACCTCGGTTAACCCACTCTATACACATGGCGAGTGTGTATACGCATAGGCTTCCCTCATGTCCACGCCACATTACTGCAGCGGGATGATTGCGCCAACCTTTTGTATAACCAAGATTGACCCGTAGTATTTGTAGTGCTTCTACACGCTGTTTGCCTAGACGTTTGTTGTCTAGGCTGGCGGCAGTCTTTGCATAGTCTGGATATGGAAGAAAAGTATTTACCATTAGTCTTCCTCCTCAACCTCTGTAACTTCCCACGCTTCAGTGCCTTCCCACTCTAATGGTTCCGGCAGAGTAGCTTTTTCAAGAAGTAAAGATAGTTCTTCTTCACCAGCACCTCTGGCTTCGTAGTCATCTTCAGCTTCTATTGTAGTTTCATAGTAGACGGATGATTTTACCTGCACTGTGAACTTGGCCATTATTCCTCCTCTCTTGCGTTAAAGCCAATCTTTTTAAGATCTTTGTAGATCTCAAGAGTTGTTCTATAGTCCGCACTTCTTCCTGAAGAGATTACTATAACTTGATTGGTTTTTGGATTTTTTATACGAATATGACCTCTTGATGTTTGAGATATCTGAAGTCCGTTTTTCGAAAGCTTTGCTACTAGCTTTCTCATATCCTTGTCCTTCAGCCGTAGCGTAGCCATCTGGTATATCATTCATGCTCACCCCCCATCCTTCTCGTCCATGTTTGTTACGGAAAGCAGTTTGACATGCTCGCCGCCTCTGAGGAAGTCTTTGTTGATGCCGTTCTTAAGGAACTGGTCGTAGAACCATAAGTCCCATGCTTGCTGTTCGTATGGCTCATTTACACGGCCCTCATAGATTTGCACCTCAAAGACTACTTTTAGTCTAAGCATTACTCGTCCTCTCCTTCTACTTGTAGTTTTTCATCTTTAAGCGCAGCTAAAGCAAGAAGACTGGAGAAACCTCCTTCCCCATCCATCTGTGCTTGAAACGATCTGTAGCTCATTGGATTGAACCAGCGCTTTAGCATCTTGCCAGCCTTGACTAGCAAGAAACCGCAGGTGTTGTGTTTATCTGTTGTGTCCACGTCAAAGGACATATGAAACATTAAGTTAGGATGCTCTTCGCTAAAGCGTCGATATGCATGTAGCGGCGGGATACATTGAGTTACATAGCTGTACGCAACGATCCTATTTGCAACCATGCCAGTGTTTAGATTTGCGGTTAGCATCTCTGTTTCTTCATCATCAAGCTCCACGTCGGCTGTAAGTTTTACCTCCATGAAGTCTTTGAATACACCCCAGTTTTCATCCTTCCAGGTCATAGGATCTATTGCCCCGTACCTCTCTAGCATTGATGGGGTTATTAGATTGGGATCCAAAGACTTTACTTCGTCTGGAATTGGGATTGCTTTTTCTAACGATATTGGCGATTCAGAAGTAGAGACCCAGTCCATAAACGACTGTATGTCTTCTTTGTTGCCAAGAACCGTCATCTTATTTTTACATGCTGGTTCGTGCATTATTCGTGCCCTTCTTCTAGATGTTTTATGGCTATTGCTTTTGTATGTTTGGCGGTCTGTTCTCTAGACCAATTGCCAACTATTTCAAACAGCGTACCCTCTTTCTCAAGTTCGTCAAGTACAACCATAGCTACGTGTACTGCTTGCTCGATTATCATGGGTTTGATCATATCTGGGACGTCAGACATATCCGGTAAGCAACCGAAGTTGTCGTTGTCCTCATTTTCTTCTGCCATTTCTTTCCCCTCTCGTTGCTTTATTAGTCTTCGACCGCAGTGTTTGTTGCGGTGACTAATTTGTTCTCAAGGTCAGTAACGAATATCTGTATGTCTTCGTAGAACTTAGCGTCAACATACTGTTCGTCTGAGATCTTGAGCAACTCGATCATTGCAGACATGCGGTCATACTTAGAGCCTAGGCTCTTGCCACGACCGTACTGCCCTGCGTTCTCTTCCTTCACCCATTCCTGGATTATTTGAAGAGCTTCTTTGGATACCGGACTACCCTTTGGTTTCATTGGCCAGGTAGGTATATCTCTAGATTGGATAGTAAAGCTAACAGTTCCTGGACCCATACCATCACCGTTGTTTCTATAGTGATAGCGATCTATGTTGGTATTGATATCGATGCTACTAATTGTTGGTATAAGACTCAACAGATATTCTCTATTGCTCTGTGCCCAACGGTCGTAGTCGAATCGCTCTACCTGCGTGCTCAAGGCTTTATACTTTTCTATAATTGCCTTGTTCTTTTCCATACGAGTAATAGCATCTACTCGTCTAATCAGAAACGGTGCTGTAGACCGTCTCGTCCTCTGAGTCGTTGTTGACATCAGGTTCTCCTCTCTTGTATGATATTGGTTCTACTTTAGGTGTTTCCTTTGTATTGCTTGCAGTGAGTATCTTGTCCATATCTTCTGTTTCTAGATTGTTGAGCGCCCATTCCTGAGGCTCAAGCAATTCATGTATATCGAAGTTGGAGATATCACTATCTGCTACGAGGTCTGCTGCCTCTAAGCAGAATATGTATGCGTCGTGGTCTGTATCAAACGGACCTATTGCATCATTTGTTAGTGTGTCTAGAACGATGTACAATCTGTTTCACTCCCATCTCCACTGAGCATACTAAGCTCTAGCTCTTCTGCTGCTATTTGATTTGGTAACTTGCAGTCGTTTACCATTTCTGCACGAGTGCTAAGCATGTCAACTCCCTTGACCGCTCCGATTTGCATACCGACTATAGCCTTGGCATATAGTTGTATGAACTTGTGGTCGCTGTCAACGGCCATACCCATAGCCACGATTTCTTTTGCCTTATCTACGTCTGCTTTAGGACCACCTAGTAGGTATTGTCCTGCAGCAATAGATAGGGGAGATATCGCCATCTTTGGGTTGGATGAGTTGTTTTGTATGTCCTTGGCTAGGTTTTCCCAGAACAGCGGATCATACTTGTTGAAGTCAGCAAAGTCTCTGAAGGTTTCCTTATAGTTTATAAGAACTATCATTCGAGAGATGTCTTTGCTATCTGCTCTATCCTTGAGTCCATCAAGGATTATCTTTCTGTACATATACCCTCCCTTATATTCTCTGTTTTTTCTTAATTGCTCCGACCACTACTTCTTTAGCCAAAGCAAGTAAGTCTTTGCTTGAGTTAACTCGCTTAAACAATTCAGCACCATGTTGTAGCTCATACTCCGGGCTACCATATTTGTTGATTGCTTGCTGGTTTCTCTCTTCTATGGAGGCATAGTCTCTGTCACGCATGATTAACACCATCGTGGTCAAGATACCCCGCTTGCTGATGCGTTTAATTACATCATCATTTTTATCAGAGTTAAAGACACCGTCCGTAATCATGAACAGCATCTTATTCTTACGTTGAGATGACAGTAGTACTTTTTCTGCCATCAGTAACGACTCGTATGGATCGGTACCGCCATTGCCATAGATGAACTTGTACTTGGTACGTTCAGCTTTCTGGGCTCTTGTGTATGCGATCTCTGTCTTGTCGTCAAATGCATAGACAGTTACTGGACAGTCTATGTGCTCTAAAGCACGTTTAATAGTCCAGCACATTAGAGATGCTTGACGATCGTTATTGTCACTGTTCATTGAGCCAGAACGATCGATCAAGATAACAGCTTCTATGTCTGTGCTGTCATCTCCTTCAGTCCAACGGTCAAAGGCTTCTTCGGCATTCCTATTGCGTATAAACCTACGCACATTCAGCTTGCCGGAAGATACTCCCCTGAACCAGTGTGGTTCTGAGTCATCTCTAAGCTTTTGTAGTTCGTGTGAGAATTTCTTGTAGTCTAGAAGATTAACTGGTGGGACAGGGACAGAGTCAAAGACTCCAGCCTCGGCCTCATCGAAATCTTCACGACCAGTTATGATTACTCGCTGCTTTCTGCGTATATCACGTAGAACATCTTTACGTGAATATATGTCTTCTAAAGCATCTTGTATATCATCCATTAGATCATTGGGTATACCACCGAAACTCTTGTGGTGTCCGCTACCAGCATTCAAAGAGATCTGATCTTCTAACTCTGGGTCGAGTTGATCAATGCGTTCTTTGTTTTGCTGACGCAGTTCAAGAGCTTCTTCAGCATTCTGTGGAATTGTTGTAGAACTTATTGGTACTCCATTACCACCTTTTACGATGGATGATGATTCTTCCGAATCGTCCGGGCCAACTGGGAATCCACAGCCACCAGGCCATTCTTCTTGTTCCTCAGTAACGTCTTGCGGAGTTGCTGGGTCTTTGGGTGTATAGACTGACTCTCTTGTACCCATGTTTGCAGCAACCTTTGCGTCACGTTCTTGAGCTTTGCCTGGTTCTGGTCTACCCTTGATTAACGGTAGTCTGTCCATACATCCAGCATGTCCAGCATTCATCATCTCTTGATCTAGCTCATCAAGGACGAGCTTTTGAAACTCCTCGATCAATTGTTGAGCACGTTTGTAGTCTCTTGGAAATGCTAAGAGTCTGTACTCATCAATGATGCGTTGAATGTCTGGAATTAGTTCTGGTTTGTAGAACATATCTCTAAACGCTTCTCTGATATGAACTGGCAAGTAACGTCTACCATAAAGCATTGGGTAGTTTGTCACTGCAGTATCTGGAGTTGCCGCTGCATGCTTGAGTGCAATCTCTTGCAAGTAGGGCATGACTGATGGATACCTTGCAATGAACAACGTCTCGCATCGTGCGTCCTCCAACAGGTTAAACGCCATGTAAAAACCTGTATCAATGACCCACTTGATTATCGTTGTTCCTTTGCGAGGAGAATAGAAGTGATGAGCCAATTCGTGATAGTTAAGACCAGTCACGTTAGTCAGCGTTTCTATATCCATTTCGTCTATCTTTGAAGCATTTAGCCAGATCGTTTCACCATCCGACCACGCTGCTGCGTGACCTTCTTTAACGACCTGAACAGTGATAGGATCGCCAGTTAGAACTCGATCAGCACCCTCATACACTCTGGCAAGTGTTGAGAGTTGGAGTGCTCGAATCTGTTCTTTCTCAGATCGAAACTCTCCTTGTTCTATCTCATCTACATATCCCATTTATTGCTCCTAGTTCTTTGTCTTTAGCCAAGCGTCTACTTCATCTGCGACAGGAGTCTCAGATCCTTTATCTTGTACTAGCTGTACCTCATTGAGGTTGAACTCTTCACGAAGATTGTATTCGTGAGTTTGGAATACAAGCTGGACCTTGTCCTGCTCGTCCTTGTCAAAGTGTGCAATAAAGTTAGCTACTGCAAACTCATAGCCAAATGCTGGTATAAAGCGTTCAAGCTCCATTGCCATATTGGTTGAGATTGGAGTTTCAAACTCACCTTTTGCTGCTTCGTTACGCATTTGCTTGACGATAAGTTTGATGGTCTTAGACTTAATCAACTTATCCTCGACATCGTCGTCGTAGTCCCAGTGAATTTGAACTGAGAAACGATTACGCATAGCAAAATTGAGCGGCGTAGTACCGACATACTCTGGGTTCATGGTGGCAAAGATCATGAGGTCTGGATGAGCCTCAATTGTCTCGCCGTGATGATCCAATAGCTGAAGGACACGTCGTCCGTCAAGGAGTGAATATAGACTGGTGTATATCTTTGGCGAGATAAAGTTAAACTCGTCAAGGATGAGTACGCCACCGTTACGAACAACGTCAGTAACAGGACCGTCAATCCAGGCAAAGCCACCTGTCTCATGGTCATATATATCTTTACCAAAGAGAGTAGATGTCTCTAGCGCTGCATTGCCAGACACTTGAGCAACACGCTGTCTGCGTGCAGATGCCCATGCTAGAACTGCAGTAGTCTTACCGGGACCGGTAGGGCCGTAGATAAGGACGTCTTCGCCCATTTCTTTGGCCTTGTCAAAGCGTTCAAAGTCGGACTTGCCGAATAGAATGCGATTGACATACTTAGATGCAAGCTCAAGCGGCGGTATTGAAGCTAGTGCTAGTGATAACACTTTGCCGTGTGTCTGAACCTGTGTAACTGGCGATGTTTGTGTTGGAGCGGACTCTGGCTCATCTCTACGCAGATCGATAATGCTTTCTGCTAGGGATTTGTCCTTGACGGATACTTTGTCATACAGTTCTTGTATGGCTTCTGTAGCTGGTCTACCATCTACTGTCTTGGAATTCTTGAATGATGACAACGCTTTGTTGCCAAGCACTGGAGAATATCCACGCTCACTGATCTGTGTGTAATCACCGTCAGTTACATAGACAGCGATTGGTCGATTAGTTACGGTCTCGTGTTCAGATACAACGTCCAATAACGAATAGAGAGTAGTCGGTTGCCACTTGTTATGTGGACCTTTTTCTCCATCAGTTACTCTGGAATAAACCAGAACTGGAACAGATTCGTTGTTCAGATCATTGTTAGGAACAATAAGAGTTTGACGCTTATTTGCTCCCATAGACGGTGTATACGTCTCGACGAACATCGCTATATTCATTGTTGCCTTTCCCTTCTTTAGTTGGTATTTCTACCTCACCACTTACACGGTGTAAGTGGCTAGCAAGATAACCAAACCTGTTGGTTACCCTACTAGCCACTAACTAAATGGGCAAGGGGCTAACGCCGATATGCAGACGCGTTAGCCCCCGGCACCGGTATAGGCAAAACTACTTACCGAAGCTACTTACTCGCAGGAAGGAGATGAATCCAGGTTCTCCGATGATGTAAGCGCTATGCACTTACGATATTCGGCCAGAAACAAGGATTGAGAGCTCTGGTCTACTTTCTTTAGAGGAAGCCTGTTTTGCCTACCCCTCCGTCAACCGGTGTTGACGAAATCTATACTTGCTCAAGAGTTATGGTTGAATCCCAAGCCGCT